AAGATGACCTCGCGCGCGCTATCGTCAAAATGTACGCGAAAAACATGAGGAGCGGCTCTGCGATAGGCGACAAGCTTTCAGCCCTTGCCGAGGCCATGTATGCGGAAGGGCAGCGCACTGATGACATTTTCGGTGCTGTTGAGCACGTGCCGCCGAAAGAGATTTTCAAGCAGGTGCTGGGAGAGGACAGGAAGCCCGGCAAGATGTCCGCTCAGATGTCCGCATTCTGGCATAAGCGCGGCGGCGCTTTCCTTGATGCGTTTTTTGCAGCCCGCGGATGTAAGACGTTTTTCAGCGCCCTGCGGAAGGAGTACAGCATATGCCGCTAAATCTCCATGATCTAGTCCGCGGCGCCATCAACATCGTCAATCCTGATGAGGATGTATGGCTCATACAGAACATCAGCCAGACTAACGTCAAAGGCCGCATAACTGCGGTTTATGCCGAGCCGGAGAAGGTGCGCGCCCAGGTGCAGACGCTTTCCGGCGATGACCTGACGGTCGTGAATGACACTCAGCGCACAGAGAGAGACAGGAAGTTTTATCTGTATGCGGAGACAAAGACGGGGAATGCGCCGTCAGGCATTATCAGACCGCTCGGAAAATCAGGTGATTTTATACGCCGCAATGACGGCACATACTGGAAAGTGTATAATGTATCAGAAGATTATATCACTGACGGCTGGGTGCTTGTTTTGGCGTCTCAGCAGGTTGACGTGCCGGAGCAGGTTAAATCCCTGATGGAGGAGATTGATGATTGATGTCCTTGCCATCACTTATGACTTTGTAAAGTCTTTTGCCAAAGGCTTTGACATGCCCGCCTATCCCGATGACCATATCGTGCAGGGCTTTCAGAATATGGCGTCTCTGCCGCCGGGTACACACGAATTCTGCACTATCACTCTCCTGAATGCCATCCAGCACGGTACAGACTGGCACTACTGGACAAATACGCATAAGGCAGATCCGGAGCCTTTCGAGCAGCATCTGAAATCCGTTATGGAGTACATCGTACAGGTAGACATGTGCTCTGCCGAGCCTTTTACTCAGCCGCAGGTAACGCTTGAAAGAGCGGAAGCCCTGCGGCTCGCGGCGGGTTCAAATATCGCTACGGAATTCTATGAGCATGAGAGCGGCGGGGATCTTACCTGCCTTTATGCAGAGGACGTTCAGAACCTCTCGGGCTTTGACGAGACAAAGACCTATACAAGCCGCTATATGCTCCGCATCCATCTCGGCATGAAGGCTCACGCCGCTTATGAGTCAGACTATTTCACAAAGATAGCTGTCAGGCCAATGGCTGTAGACGGCTCTAATTTAGGTACGCCGGGCACAATCCTGACCGGCGATGTAGATGTAGTAACCCAAAACCTCAAAAAGGAGGATTAAGATATGGCAATCCCTGCCAGTGAGTTAGTACGGGTACAGCCGCGTGTCCTCGCGGGCACAGGTCAGGATTTGGCCTTCAACGGGCTTTTTCTTGACACCAACGCTGCTATCCCGACAAACACGCTTGTAACTTTCCGTGACGCATCATCCGTATCTGACTACTTCGGCGCTTCTTCTGCCGAGTACAGGGCGGCGCGTGTGTATTTCAACGGCTATAACAACTCTTTCATCAAGCCTACTGCGCTGTATTTCTGGAGAGCCAACACCGCGAGTGTTCCCGCATTTATCCGCGGCAGGGCTTACAGGGCGTCGGAGACCGCCTCGATGCTTTCTGCTATCCAGGGCGCGAACGGCGGCTCTCTGACCGTTTCCTACGGCGCAAAGACCGCGACTGTAGAGGAGGTTGCGACAGCTGACATTTCCTCCCCCTCCGCCGCCGCGGAATATGTTACTACGGCTCTTTCATCGAGCGACGTGCCTGCGTCATGCAGATGGGATGCGGCTCTTTCCTGCTTCTTCCTGACCGCTCCGGCGTCGGACCTTGCGGCAGGCCTGTCAATCTCCATTACCGGATCGCTTGCGACCGCTATGGGGCTTGACTCCGCGTCCGCCGCCGCTTCATCACTCTCCGCTCTGGGAGAGACCTATACCGCTGTTCTCAATCACGTGACCGAGAGCACGCAGAACTTTGTAACCTATTCGACCATCGACGAGGTATCAAAGGATGACGCCCTGCTCCTCGCATCATGGAGCAATGACCAGTACAACGGGTCAAATCAGTTTTTGTACGCATGGTGGAGCACTGACGAGGCGCTTAAGACCGAGGACGCATCAGGCACCGCGGCGGCGGCTCTTGCAGACGCAGGCTATATCGGCACTGCTGGCGTATATGGCGCTGTAGAATATGCCGCCTTCCTGATGGGTGCCATTGCGTCTATCGACTGGGACAGGACTAACGGGGCTATCACCCTGGCTTACAAGGCTCAGAGCGGGCTTGCGGCTAATGTCGCGGTAAAGGCCGAGGCCGCTAACCTGACCAACAACGGCGTTAACTTCATGGGTGATTACGCATCGCGCAATGACAATTTCATCCTCTTCCAGCCCGGGCAGACTTTCGGCGCGTGGAAGTGGATTGACGCGTATATCAACAGCTGCTGGCTCAATAATGCTTTACAGGTTCAGATCCTTGCAGGCATGGAGATGGCAGGCCGCGTGCCTTACAACACTGTCGGCTACTCGCGTATCCGCGCCTGGTGCGCTGACGTTATCGACCGCGCACTTAACAACGGCGTAATCGACAGAAACGTCAACATCTCGCAGACGCAGATTAACGAGTTAATCAACGAGGCCGGAGAGGATATCTCGACCGAACTTTACAACAACGGCTATGTGCTGCAGATCCTTGACGCCGACGCGACCATCAGGCAGAGCAGGACCTCACCTTCCTGCAACTTCTGGTACACGTACGCGGGCAGTGTCCATAAGATTAACCTGCCGTCTACCGCAGTGGTTTAAGGAGGATTAAAAATGACTCAGGCTTTAGGCAATATCACCAGCGCGAATGCCGTACTGGTGCTCGGCGTTGAGGAGCTCTATCCGGTAGGCGTACAGCTGACCAATTTCGCGACGGATCAGATGCTCTCCTCCGACGACATGGAAATCGCCCAGGCGCGCATGGGCGTTGACGGCGGCCTTGCCGCTGGCTACGTGCCCAATCCTTTCTCGCTCACTATCACGCTTGAGGCGTCGTCTCCTTCCCTGACCGTCATGCAGTCTCTGCTTATGGCGATGAAGACCAACAGGACGACCTATAAGTGCTCTGTAACGCTTACTATTCCGAGCATTAAGCAGGTGCATTTCTGGAGAAACGGCGTGCTGACCAACGGCAACCCCGTAACCGCTCCGAAAAAGACGCTTGATCCTACCTCGTGGAAATTTGTGTTCCAGGATTACTACACTGCAGGCTTCAACGCCGGAGTTTAACGCATGAGAAAAGAAATCACCGTAACGCTCAACGACCGCGGAAATGAACTGACCTTCCGCATCAGGGAAATGCCCGCGACAAAGGTTGAGCGCTGGATCATAAAGCTTGCCGGGGCGCTCAGCGCTACCGGCGTTTTTAGCGCCGATGTGGCAGACGGCGTTGACGCGCAGAAGGCTATAGCGGACTTTCTGCTTAAGGGCGGCCTCAGCAAACTCGGTGCTGTTACCAAAGACTATGATGAGGTCATTCAGCCGCTGATTGACGAACTCTATACCTGCGTTGAGCAGAAGGTAGGGAACGCTTACTTTGCGCTCACGCCCGATGTAATTGACGCGAAGATTGAGGATGTGCGCACGCTGTTTAACCTGCAGAAGGAAATAGTGAAGCTGCACCTGGATTTTTTCGTACCTGGCGCGGCCTCGAGCTCTACAGCCCGCCAGCCCCGAGAGGGTTCAGAGCCGCAGAAACCGAAAATCTATCCCCGCTCATAAGCCCGTTGATCATCAACCATTACGCGACTTTGGCGGAATTGCAAACGGTTTATGACTATGAGGATGTATTCCTGATGCTTGAGTGCATCCGGGTAGACAGCTATAACCAGTGGGCAATCAACAAAGCCGCAGAGAGGGAAGCACAGCATGGCAGTATTTGTTGACAAGCTTTTAATCGCGCTGGGCATTGATCCGAGAGGCGCCGAACAGGGGCTGGATCGGGTCAATAACAGCGTGGATAGAACCGACGCGAGGCTTGACAGGTTAAAGCACAAAGCCGGCGGCGTCGCGCGCAGTATTGCCATGCAACTAGCAGGGCCGCTCCTTGCGGCCTTTTCCGTCGGCAAGATGGTGCAGGGCTATATCTCCGATGTCGCGCAGGTGGCGGAGCAGACCGGGGCATACAATAAAAAGCTTGAAGAGGAGCGGCTAAAAAAGGCTCAGCTGCAGAGAGTTACAAAAGAGGATATCGAACTTTACAAACGCGGACGCGAGGCGTTTGTAAAGTTTCAGATAGCTATGTCGGACTTCAGCGCGAAGCTTATGCGCACGCTGATGCCTTTTGTCAAAGACCTGCTAGACAAGCTAAATCGTTTTACCGACTGGATAAGTCATAACTCAAACAACATCATCAGGTTCCTGACCATTCTCGCGTCTACCATCACGCTCGCGCTTATCCCGGCGGTAGCCAGATTTACGGCGGCGCTCCTTAAAAATCCCCTTGTGTGGGTTGCAGGACTCGTGCTCGCGCTCGCCCTCGCGATAGATGATCTTGTTGTCTACCTGAAAGGCGGCAGGAGTGAGTTTGACGCGTTCTGGAAATGGCTCGGCTTCACGAAGGGCGACACCGAGACGCTCACGAAGGCCATAAACTGGCTCAAGACCTCCGGCGTTGACCTGCTCAAGACGATAGGCAAGGTTACTGCCGCCTTTGTCGCCATGCGCGCCGTCGCGTCTGTCCTGATGATAGTGCAGAAAGCGTGGAACGCCCTGTCGCTCTCAATCCTGGCAAATCCGATAATCCTCGCTATCGGCCTGCTGATAGCAGCAGGCTGGATGCTCTATAAAAACTGGGATGGCGTCTGCGAGGGGATTGCGGCGCTCCTTGAGACTCTGACAAACGGGTGGCAGAAGGCGGTAGACTGGACTGCAGACCTTTTTCAGAGTATTGACGACGGCGCGCACGCACTTGTGACCGACGCGGGAGAGGTGTGGGATGGGCTTGTAAATCGCGTTTCTCATGCTTTCGGGCTGATGGGCAATATCCTGTCCGCGTTCCATGATGCCGCGTCTGAAAAGATGGCCGCCGCCGGAAATGCCATCGGCGCCGCCTTTGCCGCTGTAAGCGATTTTGTATCAGGCACGTGGCAGGGCATGAAAGAAGGCGCCTCGGCGCTTGTTGATGATATCGAGGGTGCATTCAGCGGGCTGACGCAGTGGCTCTCCAATCTTTGGGGGAAAATCACCGGAATCTTTGACAGGGCGCTCGGCAAAATCAAGAGCGGCATATCATCGGTAACTGACGCGCTCGGCATTACGGACAGCAAGCGTGATGAGCGTGAGGAACTGGCAGAACGCACACCGGCGGATCCGGAGTTTGAACGGCAGAAGGCGGCTATCATCGAGATGAGGAGGTCAAAGACCGGCTCCTACGACACGGATGATTACCTGATGCAGCATCCCGCACGCAGACCGGGCGAGCGCAATGTAACAAAAGGCACGCTCAGGACTGCCGATAAAGTCAAGGCCCTGCAGGAGCAGATGACCGCATACAGTCTCGGCATGCAGAAGGCCGCCGGGGTGAAAGCGGCGCCTGTAAACTCTGGCAGTATATCCAACGTGCGCAACAGCACACAGAAGTCTACCATCAACAACGACAACCGCCGGCAGGAAGTCAATATAACCGTCAACGGCAATGCGGACGCGAAGACTGTAGGGCAGATTAAAGACGGTGTTACGGGCGTCTTTGCCCAGGGCGCCGCATCGCCGGTCATGGGATAAGGAGGATAAGCCATGCTATCAGAAATCGGCGGCGCTATAGGGCAGTATCAGACCAACATGGCCTCCTACGATGGCTTTTTCGCGCCGGAGGAGTCCGGCTGGTCAATTTGCCTGTCCGAAGATCTGTCAGATGCGATAGACTTCACGCATTTCATGAACATGGATATCACCGGGGAGTACAAGATCACGCAGTCTCCGGTGGAAAACGGCTCCTTTGTCTCATACAATAAGACTACAAGCCCTGTAACAATCGGCCTGCAGGTAGCTATCAAGGGCACGCATGACGAGATCATGAGCGCCCTGACAAAGCTCGAGGTCATATCCGAGGGCACTGACCTGATAACCATCATCACGCCTGACAATGTCTACTCGGATTTTAATATCGTTAAATTTCAGTACTCACGCAAAGTGGAAGATGGTCTTGATATCATCTACTGCGATATCGGCTTCGAGGAAGTGCGGCAGGTTGAAAGCCAGTATACCAATACAAAGGTGCCGAAGACACAGCCGCGCGGCAGGCAGCAGGCTCAGGAGACAAAAGCGTCAGACAGGAAAGAAAACGGGCCTCAGTCCTTTGCTAATATGATTTTCGGGTGATATCTATGATTGAAATACCTCTGACGTCCTATCCTGACCAGGAGCTGCAGATTGACCTCGGCGGGCAGGCGTGCACTATAAGAGTCTTTGAGCGCGCGGGATTTATGTATATGGATCTGACCGTGCGGCGCACAAAGATCTTAAAAGGCGCTCTCTGCCAGCCGACAACGCCGATAATTCCTAAAACGGTCAGGGGCTTTTCCGGGCAGTTTTATGTTATAGATGACGCGGCGGCCACTGCAGGCTCCCAGGAGTCTCCGGCCTTTTCGGAATGGGGCACGAGGTATAAATTATACTGGCTCCCTGATGACGAACTCGCGGAGATGAAAGCGCTTTGGGAGGCTCAGAATGGCGGATCTTAATACCTCTTTCTTTGAACGCCGCCTGAAAATGGTCATCCAGCTGTATAAAGGAGAATTTGAGGACGGCTCCAACACAAAAGAGATAACCGATTTGGCAATGACCTGTCAGATCCAAAAGTTAGCCCTGCCGGAAGGCGGCAAGGCATCCGCGGAGATTACCGGCCTGCCGCTCTCGGATATGGAACAGCTTACCACACTTGCCTTTGATCCTTTATACGTTAAAAACAATCAGATCACGATCTACGCCGGAGACTGGGGCGGCGTCAGTGAGGTATTCAGCGGTACTATCACAAAGGCGGGCGCCGATTTCAACGCGTCTCCTGACGTTAAATTCAAAATTGAAGCCGCCGTAGGCTATTTCGGGCGCATGACGGCTCAGGGGCCTACTGCCATACATGGCTCGCAGGACGCATCGGCTTTTATCAAGGGGCAGTGCGAAAAGGCAGGGTTCAAGTTTGTAAATCAGGGCATAAGCTCTAAAATTTCCGATTGCGTTTTCCAGGGCAGCCCGATCCAGCAGGCGCAGGCGTGCGCATCGCAGATAGGCGCGGAACTGATACTCGATGACGGCTCGGCGGTGCTCATGCAGTCAGGCGCCGGACGCGAGGGCAACACGGTAGTGCTCAGCGCCACTACAGGCCTGCTCGGATATCCCGCCATCACACAAAATGGCGTTGAGTGCAAGGCGATTTTCAATCCTGATTTCCGCTTTGGCGGATTGATACAGCTCGATACCGTTGTGCCAAAGGCCTCCGGCACGTGGAAAATAGTCAAGCTGACGCACAAACTTTCAGCCAACATGCCCGGAGACGGCTCCTGGGAGAGTCAGATAACCGGCTATTATCCCAACAAGGATCCGGGCAAAAACGGGAAGTACTCATAATGGCACAGATTGATGATTACACAAAACGCGGCTTAAATACCCCGTACACTGATACGGGGGCGTACAACGCTCTTGATTTTGCCATGTCGCAGAAGCTGCAGAACGAGCTGCAGACTGTATATATAGGAAGAGTTGACGCCTGTTCGGGCAAAGGCTCCGAGGGCGGCTCCGGCACCGTCTCGGCTACCCAGCTGACGGCGCAGGCTGATGCGTCAGGCAAAAGCCTCCCCATGCCCTCCATGACCAAACTGCCGTACAGCAGGACGCAGGCCGGCATAGCGGCTCTGATTATCGAGCCGGTGCCGGGGGATATCGGCGTATTCACCTGCTGCAAGCAGGACATATCGGGTATAAAGCAGGGCACTGCTCAGCCGGTGCCTGCAGGCTCCTACCGCCAGTTCAGCCAGTCAGACTCCGTCATGGTCGGCGCGATCCATACCAAAACGCCGGAAGTGTGGATAGAGATAAAGCAGAATAAGACTATCGTTATCCATGCCCCCGAAGGCTGTAAAATAGAGACTGACAGCGAGGTGGAGATCAAGGCCTCGCGGGCGGTAAAAGTTACGGCGCCGAAGGTGGAGATAACCGGGCAGGTGACCATCAACGGCACTCTGACCGTTTCGGGCGATATGTCCGCAGGCGGCAAGTCTTATCTCTCTCACACTCACAAAGGCGACAGCGGCGGCACAACCAGCACGCCGCTATAGGAGGATATATGGCATACGGGCATAGCCTGCTGCTTGACGCGGAGTGGGATATACAGCTTGATGCGTCAGGCAACATCGCGGTAACGACAGGCGATTACGCGGTAGCGCAGAATGTATCCAACGCGGTACGCCTGTTTACTGATGACGCGTATTACGATCCTGACCGCGGGATACCGCATTTTGCCATTACGCTGGGGCGCAAGCCGTCTATGAGCGTGTTCCGGGCTGTCGTGCGTAAAGCGGCTCTCGGCGTTGACGGCGTAAAGGCCGCTGATGTAAAGGATATCCAGTTGGTGCGGACGGATACATCAAGCCCGGCAGGAGACGCTATCACGCCCCGCACGCTTACGGGCGATATCAGGCTGACTATGGAGGACGGAGAAACGTATGGCATTAGCATTTAATCCTGACACAGGCTTTTCGGTTGATGACGTCTCCGATGTACGGGGCGCGGTCGCGCAGGCATGGAAGCAGGCTTTTAAGTCTGACGGCAAGGCGGAACTCAACACCGAGCCGGAGACGCCCGCGGGGCAGATTGTCGACTCGCAGACCGCATCGATAGTCCAGAAGGACAGCGAGATACTCTATCTCGCGAACATGCTGAACCCACTCAAAGCAACGGGCATTTTTCAGGACGCGCTCGCGGAAATCTACTTTTTACAGCGCAAGCCCGCCATCGCGTCAAGCGCGGTCATAAAGTGCACAGGCCTGCCCGGCACGGTCATACCCGTATCCGCCCAGGTCATGAGCGCCGCTGATGATACCGTCTGGCAGAACACCGAAGCACAGACCATCGGCGCTGACGGCACATGCGAGTGTGTCTTTGAGTGCCAGTCCTCCGGCCTCATCTCCGCCGCCGCCGGGACGCTCAGTAGGATAAACACAATGGTCGCGGGCTGGGACACCGCAAACAACAAGTCCGCCGCGACTGTCGGGCAGAACGCCGAGACTCAGGGAGCCTTCGAGGCAAGGCGCTATGCGTCTGTCGGGCTGAACTCACGGGGCACCATCGCGGCAGTCTACGCGCGTGTCGCCAACTGCGCGAATGTCGTCTCCTGCATCGTCAGGGAGAACAAGACGAATATGCCCATCGAGGTAGACGGCTATTACATCAAGGCGCACAGCATCTTTGTTTCTGTTGTCGGCGGCAGTGATGAGGATGTCGCGGAAGCCATCTACAACTCGTGCTCAGCAGGCTGCGACTACAACGGAAACACGACCGTCAGCGTAACGGACAGCGCGACAAAGGCGGTGGAAAACGTAACCTTCTACCGTCCTGACGAGTACGATGTATACGTAAAGGTCACGCTGGCCGGCAGGGACAGCCTGCCCGATGAGTACGAGACAACGGTAAAAAATGCCGTCTACGACAACTTTTACGGCGAGAGCACTGCGACCATCGGCGGCGATCCTATCCTCAGAGTGGCTCCGGGCGATACCGTTTTGGCGTCCAGGTTTATCCCCTCGGTGCTTGACTTCGGCATATCGCAGGTAGTAAAGATCCAGGTGTCGGCTGACGGTGAGTCATGGAGCGAGACCGCCTACATGCCCATCACCGGGGATCCGTCGCTCGCAAAGGAGCACATCACCGTTGAGGTACTGTCATGAAAGACTTCACCTCCTTTGACAGCTGGGACATAGCCGAAACCATTCAGTCTCAGTACGCGACAAGCAAGAGAATGTGCGCGGTGATAGACGCGTTCTGGCAGGCCATCAATCCAAAAAACGACATTGACCTGCTGTACAAAAAGCTGGTCAATCCGCGGACGGCGGAGGGCTATGGGCTTGATGTGTGGGGCAGGATAGTGGCAATCGGGCGGTCATACCTCGCCGTTGATGACGGCACGCCGTATTTCGGCTTTGATCCGCCGGAGGGTGTCAAGAACGAAAGGCTTAACACTTTTGGCAATGCGCCTTTCTACAAACAGATCTACGGCAAGGTCAGGCTGGCAGATCCGATGTTCCGGACTTATGTCTTTTTGAAGGCGCTCATCAACATCGGAGACAGCAGTCTCGCATCGCTCAATCAGGCGGTCAAACTCCTCTTTCCGGACGCTGACATTCAGATTTTGCATACAGGCACGATGGTTCTGCGCGTGCTGATACTCTCGCCGTTGTCCGAGTCTGACAAGGCGGCGCTTGACAATTTGCCGTGGCTCCCTGCCGGAGTGGGGCTTGAGATGTATCAGGTCATAACGCCTACATTCGGCTTTGCCGGCACGGGGCTGCAGAACTTCTGCAACGGAACCTTCGCGACATACGGCATCACTAAACTTTAAGGAGACTTTATGGCAGCATTCAAAGAGCCTAAAAAATTCGGCGTAATTCCCGGCAACGCGGCAGACGTCACAGCCATACAGGACGCGGCATCGGTGCTCAATCCCTCGATGACTGACCTCTTCCCGGCTATCTACCAGCTTGCTCTCGCGGCGGGCGGCAAGGCGCCGGAGCGCACGACTTTCAACGAGTTTCTGCGCCTAATTTTGCAGAGACTCTACTTCATCGAGCGCGGCGGCATGTGGTCATATGACGCCACTGCGGACTATCCGGCCGGGGCGGTAGTAGGCTATTCCGGCTCTCTGTATCTCGCGCTGAAAGACAACGGGAGCGGCACTGACGCCGGAGCGGTACAGCCTGACGCTGACGGCGAGGTGTGGCAGAAGCTTGAGACTGCCGCTGACCTCGCGAAGGTGCTTTTGGGCTACCTGCCTGTCGCTACCGCCGAGGCCGACTACCTCAAAAAGTCAGACGCCGGGGATACGTATCTCTCAAAAGAGGACGCCTCCGACACGTATCTCTCAAAGTCTGACGCCTCGGGCACATATCTGTCAAAGACTGCCGCCGAGGCCGACTACCTCAAGCAGTCAGACGCTTCGGACACATATCTGTCAAAAGAGGACGCTTCGGACACATATCTGCCAAAAGAGGACTTAAGCTCGCAGATAATCACCTCGGTCAGGAGCAACTGGTACACCGCCTATCCTGACGGCGCTGAGGCGCACAACGCCATGTGGGGCGGACGCGACATCACCGCCGCTT